CAGCTCCACCTCATAGGAGGTCCCGCCGTCCAGCCCGCCGCCCAGCAGCTGCTCTGCCCCCGGCAGCAGCGCTGTATAGCCGTTCCACGCGCCGCCCACGGGCCGGAAGCGCGCCCGCAGGACCACCGTATTGTGCCCCTGCACATCGGCGCACTGTGCCGCGCACTTCACCTTCAGATACGCCCCGTCGTCCTTCTCTGTGCCGTCCGCGGCGCACCGCGCTGCCATAGACGCCGTGATGGCCGGCGGATAGTACGCCGCCACCGTCACCGCCTCGCCTGTCACGGTCACTGACCGTCCCCGGCTGTCCGTCACCGTGGCCGTGGGCCGCAGCGTCCCGCTGATGCCGATGACCGCCGTCATCCCGGCAGTGCCGGTCAGCTCCTGCCCCGCAAAGCGGAATTGCACCGACCGCACGGACGCGCCGCCCTGTGCCGCCGCCGTCGCCGCGTACCGTATCCGGCTGACGCCCTGCACACACAGGCCCCAGCTCTCCGCTGCCGTACCGTCGTTTACCACCTCCGTGGTCAGCGCCGCCGTGGGCCGCATGGTCTCCGGCACATAGGCCGTGAACGCCGCGCTCAGGCTCCCCACCGGCGTACCGCCGCTGTACACCTTCACCGTCACCGTCCCGGTGCCGTGCGTCGTCTCCGGCAGCTCCCCGGCCAGCGACTCCGGCACCGTCCACTGGTACACCACGCGCCCCGCGCTGCTGCTCACCGTCCGCAGCGCGCCGCTGCTCAGCGTTCCGGAGGCCGCCCCCAGCACATAGCTGAACGTAAAGCTGTACCCATACCCGGGCCGCGTCAGCGTCAGCGTCCCCGTCTGTCCGATCACCGCGTCCCCCGCCGTCAGTGAGAAATCTCCAATGTCCTCCACGCGCTCCACCGGCAGCGCATAGCCGTAGCTGTCGTCTCTGGCAGACCCGGAGCCGCTGTACAGCCGTATCCCCAGCGGCGCGGTGCCCACTGCTCCTGCCGCTGTTACCCAGCCGCTGTCGTACTCGATCGCGCTGCTCCACCGGCTGGGCGATGCCGCCTTCAGCGTATGCCCGCTGCACACACTTCCGCCGTCCACCGTCACCGACAGATAGATAGGGTACCCAAAATACGATGCCCCTGTCAGCGGCGCCACCGTCACATAGATCCTGTACTGCATCGCGCTGCCGCTGCGCCGGCTGTCATAGCCGAAGCTGACGCCGATCTTCGGCACGCCGCCCCACTGGATGCTGTCCAACGCCGTATAGCTCACACACTCACCCTCCGATCCACCGGAAGGCCAGTCCGCCCTCCGCCGCCTCCATGCTCCACTGTCCTACATCGATACCGCCCAGCACCGTGATGTTCGTGATGTACAGCCGGTTGTTGGACACATAGGCCACCTCCGTGGCGTCCTGCCAGAAGGACAGCCGCGTGGCGGTGAACACCGCGCGAAAGTTGTTCTGCTCCACCACCTTCTCGCCGTCCACCTCTCTGCACGTCAGGTCCTGTCCCACAGCCACGCCATACACCGGCGCGGCCCCGTCGTAGTACACGATACCCGTGCGGATATACCCCTCCGTGTCCAGCTTATAGTGCGCGAAGGCCGCGTCCACCTTCTCCACGTTGGCCTGCAGGTCAGAGAAAAAGCTGTAATACTGCGTCACCGCCTCCGGTGCCGCCTCCAGCTGGGCGCTGAGCTTCGCCACATAGCTGCCGAAGTCCGAGCTCGCCACATATTCCTCCTCCAGCTTCGCCGTCAATGCCGCCGTGGTCTTCTGTACCTGGTCCGCCGTCTTCAGGATCATGCTCCGCAGCGTCTCATACTGCCCGTCCGCCGTCTCCGATGCCGCCGTGCCCAAGCGCCCGTTGGCCTGCCGCCGGGCGGAGGCCTCTCCGGCCCCGCCGCCCAGCGCCTCCAGCTGTCCCAGCGCCAGGTTGAGCTGCTGGGCCATCTGCACCAGATACGCATACTGCTGCGTCACCTGCTCCTGCACCGATCCCGCCGGTGCCATCGGCAGGGCAAGCACGCTCATGGCCCGTCACTTCCCTTCTCATACACCGCTGCCGCGCTGTACACCCGGCACGGTCCGTCCCCGGCCAGCTTCAGCCGCAGGTGTCCGCACCGCCGGGGCCGCACCTGCAGCACCGCGCCGCGGGTCTGCCCCACCTCGCCGGATACACCGCCCACCTGTTCCCAGACGTTGTCCCCGTCATAGCAGACGTACGCCTTCACTGTGCTCCCGGCCGCCGCCTTCAGCCGCAGCTCCAACCGCGAGAGATACTTGTGCTCCGGCGTGTACAGCCCCAGGTCGCCGCTTTCGGCACTCCAGGAGAACCCCGTCTCCGCCGTTCCCAATGTACCGCTTGTATCCAGCAGCCGTCCGTCGCTGCACAGTACCGTCATCTCCCCGTTCCACCGGGCGAAGGCCACCGCCGCCGTATCGTCCTGTCGGTGCCACAGCCGCTTCTGCGTGTCGTACACCAGCAGCTCCGTCTCTCCCGCCGCGTCCACGGCGGACAGCCAGTACCGGCCGCTTTCCCCGCCGGCCACGCCGCCGGTATACCGCTTGTCGCCCAGCGCCCGGGATACGCACACCGGCATACTCCCGTCAAAGGCGTACACCCCGTCGTTCCCCAGATAGTACACCACACCGTCCGCCACAGCCACGGTCCTCTCCGCGCCCTTCCGCACGCCGCTGCACGGCACCGTCACGATCTGGTGCCCGCCGCCCGCCGCCGGATAGATGCGCTCCATGCAGTTCTCCTTGAAGAACACCACGCCGCCCATGCAGGCCGCCGCCCCGGTAAAGGGTCCGTCCGAGCCTCTGGCGGCGGCGTAGCTGTCGGTGCTCAGCCCCGCAAAGCTGTTCCAGTTGCGGAAATCTCCCAGCGCGCAGGCGTATATCTCGTTCACCGCCTGACCGTCCACGATGCCGTATTTGCACCCCCACAGCCGGTTGCCCTGCTCCACCACAAAGTCCATCTCCGGCATCAGCCGCATCACCGTCACCGCCGCCGTCTGACTGTCCAGTGTCCGGCACAGCGCCGGCATCAGCACCCAGTCGTCCTCCGCCGCCTGCAATATGTGCAGGCCGTTCAGCTCCGCCGCGCCGCAGCCTGCCACCGTCACGCCGTCCCCGGCGCGGAAGCCCAGTCCCACGCCCACAGCGGCGATCTTTGTGTACACCTCCGTCAGCGCCGTCCATGTGCTGCCGTCATACCGCCGCATCACGCTCTCCGGTCGCTCCGTGTCCAGCCACAGATCCCCCGTCCGGGGCTCCTGGGGCGCCTCTGTGCCCGCCGCGTAGCTGCCCAGGCTCTCCCCCGTCCCGTCGCACAGGGTGAACGTCACCTCTCCCGTGGTGGCCCGCACGTTCTCCATGCTTCCGAAGTCCGTCAGATCCTGGGTATTGATGTACTTCTTGTCCGGAAAGATCAGCAGATACGCCCCCATGCTCACCAGCTGCTTCCGGCTGTCCGTCAGCACCAACCCCGTTTTTGCGCCGTTCACATACAGCGCCGTACCGTCCACCCAGAACAATCCGTCCTTCTCCGTCATGCCGTTGGGCTTTGTCAGCTGCGTCACCGTCCGCCGCAGGGGCCGCGTCTCCAGCGCCGGATACCCGCTGCTCCACAGGTTCTCCATCTGCTCCAGGCTCCCCGCGCCGCTGCCCGGACGGCGGTCCAGTCCCCCGAACTGCTCTACGCCTGCCCGCTGCTGCGCCGCCGCCTTCAGCTTGGGAAAATACATCTCCGCCGCCCCCTTTCAGCACAGCCGCAGCGCCGACGCGCCGCCCTCCGGCACCGCCGTCCTGGCCCGGTAGTCCCGATAGGTCAGAAACGCGTTGTTCCACAGGCCCGCCGCGCTGTTGTACCGCGCCGTCTCCCCGTTGGCATAGTGCACCTGCGCCTCCACATAGTGCCGGTACAGCTCGTCAAAGGGCGGCGCCGCCGTCAGCTCCGTCTCCTCGGTCAGCACCGGCAGTTCCCCCGTCTCCCGGCACAGCTCCCGCCGCACAAAGCCCTCCGCCTGGGCCAGCCACCGCAGCTTCTCCGCGCGCGCATACCCATTGGGCAGCAGCGCGTCCACCCGGTCCAGCACCTGTTTTGCCGTCGTCCTTGCCATGGCCGTCACCTCAGGACGCTCTCTCGTCCACATAGCGCCGGGCCGCCTCCGCCATCATGGCGGCGTTTTCCAGCACCTCCGCCACGCACACCGGCACACGCACCTCCACGCCGCGCATGATCTTCCAGCTGCGTCCGTTGACGGACACAATGACAAAATTCTCCTCCTGCTTTCTGCCTCTGGGCAGCAGCACCGTTGTCATTTTTTCCTTCATCTCGCCATTCTCCTTTCCCCATGTAAGACCTCGCCCCGCCGTCCGCCCGCGTTCCGCAGGGGGCGGTGGCCTCGACGTCCCGTCAGCGCGGCGTGGCCGCGCTGACGGCGGCATTTCCCGCAGGGGCGGACGACCCGTCCGCCCCTGCTTCACGCTCCGTCAGTTCGCCTTGTCCTCGTCCGAATAGCTGCTGCCGCACTCCACGCGCACCATGTACTCGTCGTACAGGATAGCCGCGGCGTGTACGCCCTTCCAGCCCACGCTGGAGCGCTGGTCCAGCGGGTCGGCGGTGCCGGAGCTGCCGCGGGGCTTCACGATGACCTCCGTGCCCTCGCTCAGGTCCACCACGCCATAGGCGCCCTTGCCCAGGAACAGGCAGCCGTACACGGCGCAGCCCTGCTTGCCGCCTTCGCCGGGGTAGATGACCTCCTTGTCGCCCACGGTGACGGTCTTGTCCAGCACCAGCTTCGCGTCGGTGTTGCTCACCACCTGGCAGCGGGTGCCGCCCAGCACCACATAGCGGCCCGCCAGTGCGCCGGCGGCCACGGTGCCGCCGTTGAAGGTCACGTCGGTGCTGGCCATAACGTTGCCGTTCACCTTCAGCGTGCGGCTGTCGGCGGCCAGGTCCTCGCCGCGATAGATCTTCGCCTCCGTGGTCTCCACGAAGCGCACGCCGTGCAGCTCACCGATCTCGCCGGAGAACAGCTCCGTGGCCCCGGCATACTGGTGGGCGGCGATCCACGCCTCGTCCTGGCGCAGGTCAAAGGCCACGCTGGGGTGGATGATGCACACATACTTGCCGTCAAAGGTGGGCGCGTTCATCTTCTTCAGCTGGGTCGCCGCCTTGGCCACCAGCTCGCTGGTCATGCGGCAGTCCTTGTCCAGCGTCATGCGGCTGGTCACGTCGGTCTTGGTGCCGTCGCTGCCGATCTTGGGCGCGTAGATCACCTGCTTGCCCTGCTGGATCTCGTTTCGGGTCACCGTGTCCAGCGTCAGGCCCATATTGCTGCCGTGGCGGTCAGTG